CCCGTTATTCTAACCCGTAAGGAGAATGCCATGGATGCTTTGAAAACTGTTGCTGTTGCAAAAGTCGTTCGCAAGCGTTGCCCTGATGACGCGGTTGCTCTCGTGCATCAGGAATGGGAAGGAATGATGGGTTGGATGTGCCCCCGTTGTGGATACTTCGAGCCTGACATGGATTCCGCGTCGGCAGCGAATAAGGCGGCTGAGTGAAAGTCATCATTCATTACCGGAGCGACCCCGAAAGGGGTCTAACTGACCCTCTACCTGAGAAAAAATGGTCTTTCGTTTTCAGGCTGTACTCAGGTGACATTTGCGACCCTTCGAAGATCACCCAACTTCTCTATAAGGAAAGTTGGTTTGGTCCAAAGTTTCCCTCTCGCGTATGGCGAGCGTTCTGCAAGTGGCCTGTGCTTCCATTCATTGCGTGGCGCTGCAATAAGCACGGCGGATACATAGGATTCAAGCTCTACGGGGTTGATTCGCCAGCCTACAAGCGGTGGCCGGTTGGGATTAAGCCCGAGGACGTGTATGGCGGGTCACAGGCGCTGTGTCTGACCTTCCGACCATTTGCTATGATTGAGGAATAATATGGGAATCACTAGCCCTCTTCAAACCTACTGAAAGACGCCAATGGGTAACGAATCAAGATGGAGCGATGACAAACTTGAAGAGTTTCATCAAGAGTTCCTCCAGCACGTAAATGAATTCCATGAACACATTGGGAATGAGTCTTTCGAGCAGAAGCAACAGCAGGAACTGCATGATGCGGTGTTTAGGAAAGAAGACCTCGACAACCAAGTAACTCCGGGGCTTCTCCAGCTAACGGCAAGGATAAGCTCTCAGCTATACGCTATTCAAGTATGGCAGGACAGACAGAAGACGTTTGTTGGTGGGATCATCTTTGCTATATCGGCGGTGTGGTTCTTCCTTACTGAAGCGGGACATAAGTTATTTGAACTATGGAGCAAGTTATGATTACAGTGAACCAACGGGCATTCCTCGACATGATTGCCTATAGTGAAATCGGACCGGCCCTTCTGGCTATCTCTGACAATGGTTACAACGTGATTGTCGGCAGCACTGCCGAACACCCTGACCTATTTCATAGCTACGCCGATCATCCGCACAAGTTTGTTGTTATTAACCCCCACATAACCTCCAGTGCCGCTGGTCGGTACCAGTTGCTAGGTAGGTACGCAGATGTCTACCGGAAGCAGCTGAAACTGCCCGACTTTTCCCCAGACTCACAGGACGCCATTGCGCTTCAACAGATCAGAGAGTGTAAAGCCCTTCCGGACATTGAGGCTGGCAATTTCGAGCGGGCTGTGACCCTCTGTGCCCGGATTTGGGCCTCACTGCCGGGGGCTGGCTATGGGCAACACGAAAATAAGCTGGCCGACTTGAAGAACGCATATTTGGCGGCTGGCGGCAGTTTGGCATGATGGAAAGAAGGCAATCAGCATGGGAAGCATGGATCGACAGGAACCATCTGTGGCCAAGAGCAGTGGTTGTGACGGCGGTAGGGATGTTGTTGTGGGTGCTCCACTGGAGTTTCCAATATGCAAATTCAAGGACAGGGGCTGGGGCGGATGTCGCCTTGGTGATCGCTGCGGTGCAGGTCCCTGCCTCATTCTACGCGAAATGGGCTTTCGAGACATATAAGGACATTATCAAATGATGAACCCTTGGGTAATACTGGCACTGGTCTTGGCTTTCCTTGGTGTGGGTGTGGGCGGTTTCACCTACGGCGACCACATCGGAACGATCAGTCAGCAAGTGAAGGATCAGAAGCAATTTGACCAGATCAACGCCAAGACAGCCGAGAACAAGAAAATTGCTGATGCGATCTACCGGAACGCTCAAGCCATAATAATCCAGCAAGCTGCTGACCGGGCTTTATCTGACAACCAACGTGAAAAGGAAAGGCAAACCGATGCTAAAACTAATACTGATTTGCGCGCTAAGTATGACGCTACTATCCTGCGGTTCCGCGCCCCCCAAACTTCAGGACTTGGGAACTGTGGTGCAAACACCAACAGCCCCGGCACCGGTACCGCCAGCAACTCAGGAACCGTTGAAGTACAAATTCCAGACGAGATTACAAGAAAGCTTCGCTCCATTGTCTTCGACGCCGACTCCCTGAGTACTGATTACACGCTGCTCTATAATTGGGCACATGATCCAAACTTATGTTTTCACAAGGGGGAATGAAATGAGCGATTACAGAGGATTATCTTTGCCGACCGTAAAGGCACTAAAGGACTTGGACAGGGAAATGGGGCAGGAAAGTGCTGCTCCTGCCCCAAGTGGCAACAATTGGGCTGTCGGAACCCCGCTCAAACCCGGTCAGACGATGCGCCATCCAAGAACCGGCGAACCAATGACGCCAGAAGAAGCAGAAGCACTGACCAGAGCATTGCGCCAGCGACAAGTGCCTCGGGCGAGATGATGATTCCCGTCCAGTAGAAGATAAGGTAGCACACTGGACGGAACGCTTCTGCCACAGCAGGCTTCAGCAGAAATGGCATTGTCGGAACGACCATTATCATTTCGCTATCCAGATGGCGGACTGCCGGAACTTGCCGCACTTGGCTGGTTCGACAGCTTCCGCCAGCCCTAGTTTAGCCAACCCGCGCAAGGCCCTGCGGACACTGTTAATTTCGATATTGATGTTTCCGGAGATAAACTCCGGGGTGCAACGCCCGTATTGTTCCAACGTCTTTAGGACCTTCGGCTTTACGGTCCCGTAAGCATCGCTACGCCGTTGCCACTCGCCCCACCCATCGCTCGCCTTTTCGGGCGGTGGTAAAGGAGAACAGAACAGCAATTGGGAAAGCAAGTTCACGATTGTTTCTCCTTTTTCAACAAGTCCGCAATTAATTTGGCGTAGCCAGCAATGTCCACCCACGTGTCGATTTTGTTCGGGTCTCCGCAAGCCAGCCGCGCCATCTTGGTGCAAATCATATCAACAGCTTCCTGTTTGGCGAAGTCCAGAGGACTTGTCCCGCTGTTCATGACGTTTTTCAGGCCTTGGGCCACGCGGGACATATGCGTAAAGTCGCCGTAATCACGGCCCCTGTCGTCCAGCACTGCACGCAGGAAGTCGGGCGGGACTTTTGTGTTCGCGCCGCTCGGAAGGGCTTTGACAGTCATCGCTGGCGTCGGGTCATTGTACGAATCATCAGTAGGTTGCATTATAGTATTTCCTCGGGTTCTTCAACACTTTCAAAAATTGCTCCGGGTTGATTTTTCCTTCCCAAAGCGCCGTGGCGTGCCTTCTGACATTTTCCTCGTGCGGCTCTGCCCGAAGGCTAGCAGCCGCAGAACCGGGGGCTATGATGTAAGTATCGCCATACTGGATCAAAAACAACGGAAACCCGCCAGCTTCGATCCTTTCCTCCATCCAAATCTTCTGCGCAGCTCTAATTTCAATTTCCGGCCCGCACTTCAATTCCACCCATCCCTCAACCCCATAATAGGAGTAGTTGATGTCCGGAACTCCTATGCTGGTACTATGACTCTCGATCCACGACACATGTAGGTTTGAATCCCGGACCGACGCGATAGCCTGTTTCACGTGCTTCCTTAAGGCGCTTTCTTTCTTCGACAGCATCGCTGCTCCTTCTTTGTATGTACTTCAAGCTAGCCGCCGCCGCATCGCGCAGGTCTTGGGATGCCCCGTCGAGGTAGTCCCATAACCGCCCGCCGACCTCCTCGACAGCGGCGCGGGCGCGAGTCCCGGTCCCATGCTCGTATACGAAAATATAGTTCTCGATCAGGTCAGCGGCCTTGATGATTGCCCATATTTCGGCGGTCGGCTCGGACTCATCTATGTGGTCCTCATGGTAGTTGTCCGGATCAAACCCTGCCGTCTTCATTGCCACTTTCGTCGGCGTAGGGATGTCTCCCGTGTAAGCCTCCTTCACATCGTGGATCAGGGCGTAATAGCAAACCGTCTTCTCGTCAATGGCGATGGTGTTGAACATCCGCTTCCTGATGTCCATCGCTATCATCGCTACGTTGAAGCTATGGCTGGCGACCGTGCTTTCGACCACTGTGCCGACCATCGCCCAGCGCTTGACGTATTGGCAGTCCCAAAGGACATCAATTGGCGTGTTGATAATGTACTCCTCTCACTACTTTAGAGATAGTCGAAAGGCTCACCCCGTACTTCGCGGCCAAATCCTTTTGCAAGGTGCCTCGGCTGTTTCGCACTTCGGCTGCTTGTTCGTCGGTAAGGCTAGAAAATCCGTTGTTCGAGCCGGTTCTGGTTCTTCCTTTGGTGGAACAGTCTTGCATGTTCTCTTTGTTGGTCCCCGCCCACAAGTGTTTTGGGTTGCAACAAGACGGATTGTCGCAAGAATGGCAGATCTTTAAGTCATCGGCTATGGGACCATTTTCCAAAATGTAAGCCACTCTGTGGGCCGTAGAAGCAATTGCTCTCTGCTCCACAGTCCCCGGCTGCCCATAGCCGTTGTGGCCTAGGCTAAGCTTCCACGGCCAGCAATCGTCTGGTCCGAAGACGTTCACCGACAACCAAAATTCATTGGTGTTCATGTTTGAGGCATCCTTTCTCTTTGTTCCATTTCCGGTCTCGATTAACCTGCATTTTCTTTTCGAACTCCTTTTCCAAATCTATCCCCAGCAGAAAAGATACGTCGACGAGCAGAATAAGGATGTCCGCAAGCTCTTGCCCAGCTTCGCCGTCGCCCACATAGATAGAATGTTGGAGTTCTGCTAATTCTTCCGCCATCTTTATTGTTGTGTTCATTGGGTCCCGGTTTGGCAGGATCGTAGCTATCCAGCCAACCACATCCGTTGTCATGCTCTCGACGCTTTTCATATCAACCTACTTCTGCGATGTCTGAGGGCAACGGGCCACTGCCGATGTAGCTAACGCCGCCACAGCCAATCTCGGCTGCGATCCTGTCAATGGCGTCAATGGCCACTACCGTGGCTCCCTCTTCGTACTGGGCAAAGTTCAGGAACACAGCCGTTGGGTGCGCCATGATCATAGCCTCGCGGATTTGGATGACGGAGAAGCTGGCTATGCGGCGAACCCGCTGGGTCACTGTTGTCAGTTCCGGTTCAACGCCCAAAGCCTCGAAGCTAATCTCGGTTTGGTCGGCATACCAGCCGCCGCTGTAGCCGTCCGGCGTATTGCCAACGCGGATCGGATGAACGCGGGCGCAGCCAAACGTATCGCGCAGCCAAGCGATGGGCAGATTGGCGTCAGACAGAACCCGGCCCACGGTGCAATCACGGCTAGTACAGAAGGGGTAAAAGCCGCTGCTGAGGCCCAGCGAATAGCCCTGACTTCCTTCGATCAGAATCTGTTCTTTGTTGCCTATGATGTCAAGCCACTCAGCCTGATTGACAATTCGCACATCGCCATCCAATACCTCCGAGATTTCGAACTCGCAGGCTCCCGCGATGGCTCCCGGCTCCCGGCGAATTTTTGCAATCAACGCTTCGGCGCTGCCCTGCATGGTGCTGGAGATCCGACTCATTGTTTTGCCCTCAAGCTGCTTGTGCTCGGGGCGGGCGACGCAGGCAGCTTCGTGGATTATTAGGGTCAGACCGCTGCGGTATTCGCAGACGGCCTCCCATTCTGCAGCAAGGCGGTCGAGGAAGAACACTGCCCCCGGCCCGATCCCGATAACTTGAAGCTCTTCGCCAAAGATGGCAGAGGGCAGAACCTTATGCACGAATTTCTGGCCCGTTTCCGGGCAGTAGGCCGTATGGCCCGCGTTGGGGGCGTTGCAGCTAATCACGGCATCATAGCCCTTCTCGACGCCCAAATAGCCGGACAACAAACCCTTGCCCGTGCTGCCGAATTGGAGGTCCACCAGCACATCAACATTTCGTTTCATTTCGCTGCTCCTAAATTAGCGGCGGGGCCGATCCCCACCGCATACACTATTATACCACAGGCCGACTCTCGACGCCATACCGCTCGTCGGATCAGACCATGCCCTGCTTCAACTCAGCGGCTTTGTGCAGGTCTTTCTCTGCCGGGACCGTTAGCATCTTTCCGTCGTCGGAGAATCCGTAAGCAAGTATATTAGCCGAAAACACCGGCAGGGATAGGGTGTCTGCTGTTGAAATCCGCGCCTCCTTACACCAACCCCTGTATTCCGCGAACAACTCGTATTTGAGGACCTTCGTCGGCCACGCGGCCTCGTCCCCCACCATATGCTGGGTGTCTAGAGTATCGAACCCGCCCCGCTGGATGCATTCGGCAATGAATTGCAACAAACTGTCGTGCCTGTGGCTCAATCGGCGCTGATCCAGCAATCCTTTGGTAACTGGCGCAAGTCTCAGATTACTTGTGATCTTCCGTTCCTTGAGCAGATGCAGCAGGGCAGACAGGCCTCCGTTCTCGACTTCATGCCAAATCTTGTCGAAATAGGCCTTGCTGCTGGCCATGGTCCCGTTGCAATTCAGGACCAACCAACGGCGGGACTGCGGCCCTGCGGGGATGATCCAATCCTCGTTGGACGCAATGATCACGTGGGCCAAGTTGTCAATTTCAATGCTATCGACCCCCTTCTGCTCTTTGGTAATTCTGCGCTCCGTCACCAGCCCCTTCAGGATGTTGGCTGCTTTCCGGTCTCCCGGCCATAGGACTTCGTCCGCAAACACCACTACGCTCTCAGCAGTCAAGCCGTTGAATCTAGTAGTCAGGCGATCGGCGTCGATCAGGTGAGTGTAATGCCTCCCAAACAGCCTGCCGAAAGCATCGGCCCAGACGCCCTTTCCGCAACCCTCAACGCCCCGCAAGACCACGCAAGTGCCTTTGATGTCCCGGCTGTTCTGCACAGCGTCTGCCATCCAGTCCAGCAGCCACTCATAAACGGTCACATTGCCGTCGCAAACGATGTCCTTCATGTGGTTCAAGTATAATTCGCAGGAGGAATCCTCGTTCGGCTCGACGCCCCACCCGTTCCACATGTTAAGGGTCCCGGCTGGCTCGTTGCATTGGGGGTAGATGCCGAGATCGTGGTACTCTCTGCGATGCTCTGATGACACCCAAATCTCGCTCATTGGCTTCTCGATGTAACCGGATCGGGTAGGTAGTTGTATTTTGATGTTCGCCGCCATAGTTGTGAAGGATTGGATGCTCAGGAACCCCACCTTTTCCATATTGGCATTTTTCTCGAACGTGGCAATGATGGCGCTCTTCGACACTCGGACCAGAGCGAATTGCTTGTTCATCTGCAACACCCGCTCCTCTACTTCCGCATCTACCGACGGGTTGGACATGTCCCCCGGCAGCGGTCGCCAGCCAGCCTCTTTGGCCATGAACAGGAGTGTGCCAAAGCCGCAGCGGCCATCTTCGTCAAATGACTTCCAGCGGAATCCGCATTCGCCCGCTTTTCTCCTGCTGCCGCCTGCCGACCATTCATCCCAAAGCTCCAACCCATCATCGCCGCAAGATGACTTCAGGGCCATGCCGACCCGGACCCAATCCTCGTAGGAAAGGCCATCCGGGTCGATCACCGTCAGCATTCTGTTGATCTGGGACACAGGGATTTCTTGCTTCTCGGCTTCTTGCTTGGGCTTGTCCCGCCACGGCTGGCCTAGGGCTTCGGACACCCACTCTGGCATGTGGGGGACTTCGCCGCCTTCCTCCCACACATAGGCTTTCCCGTTGAAAGTGGATGGGAACACCACGATGTGGCCTGTGCATCTGTCCGCCGTGCCGCCGCGAGTGTCGATCCCGTTTGCTATCTTGCTGCTGCTGCTAGCGGCGTTGTCTTGCCACTCGTACAGATAGTGAAAGCCACCTGATGGGGTGTGCTGGCGCGGTCCTTTCGGCAGTGGCCCTTCTTTCTCCACTATTCTTGCAATCTCTTTCAAGCCGGTGGTTCCGCCAACAGGCTTGGCGTCGATGTCCAGCGCCATCACCCCGCCCTTGATGCCACAGCCGATGCCGATGTTGAAGCCCCGGAACTTGCCCTCAGGGCCGAACCATTTCTCAACAGTCGCCTGTTTCTTGCTGGCGGACATGTAGTTGATGCCGGTGCTGCCAGAGGGCAATTTCTTGCTGTTCGGCTCCAGCGGCAACACGTGGATGCCCGCCTTGACGTAGCAGATGGCGGCGTGCAACACCGCATCCTCGAACGACATTTCCTTGGCTTTATTAATCTCCTGCATATCTAAAAATACATCACTCACCTTGTGCCCCCCAATAGTCGTTGCCGACCCCATTCAAGTCCAACACCAGCGGGACTCTGACCCACGGAACCGCTGCCCTTATTCCCGCCTGAAGCTCTTCTCTGAGTCGCTTGGCGTCAGTGCCTTCTTCAACATTTATTTCATAGCTGTCGTGCGTGTTCATTATCAAGTGATTCGGCCCGCTGAGCATTTGGTCCGTCAATAGCCACATTTCCTTGTTAATGTCAGCTGATGTGGCCTGAATTGCAAGCCCAGATGCTTTGTACGTCTTGAACTTGTGCGGGAAGCGCAGCCGCCGCCCGTGTCTGGTCTGCACGTAACCCCACGATTCTGCCGTGGCCTTGGCCCGCTGTGCCAGTTCTTTCACTCCCGGTACTTGCTCGTGGTACTTGGCGATGACGGCCTCTGCCTCCGGCCCCGGCTTTTTGTACTTGACGACTTGCCCATTCTTGTCTTTGAAGCTATTCCACTCCCACGGCAGGCCCATTTTCTCGGCTGTGGCCCCGTTTCCTTGCGTAAAAATCATCGATAAGTTCAACTGCTTGGCATTGGGTTGGCCGCTAAAGGTGGCGTTTCTCGGCAAATCGGTCAGGTCCGCCACATATTGGTGCAAGTCCATCAACTCGTCGGCGGCGTAGGCAGCATTGATGACGGGATTATTTACTAGGTGCGCAAAAATGCGGACCTCAAAACTGTTCATATCGTAGGACGCCCACCTGCAACCCGGCTCGGGCAGGAACACCGGCTTGACCACGCATGCCACCTTCTTGTTTCGGCTGGGGATTTGCTGCAGGGCTGGCTCGGTGTAAGACAATCTCCCAGACCCTGTCCCGGCGTCTTCGCCTTTGTTCTGGTTTACATTGGGATACACCCGGTCCCCCACCGCGTGCCCTAGAACGTGGCCCCCTAGGAAAGTATCGCGAGTTTTCGTGGTAGATCGGATCGATAGGATCAGTTGCGCTCTGCGGTCGGTTTTCATGCCTCGCAAAGCTAATGCGTCCAGCGACGGATTGCCGCTGTCCGTCTTCAGCAGATAGTGGCCGTTGTCAGCAAACCATTCTCCCGTGTCGTCTTTCTCCGGGTTGAACACCTCTCGAGCCTGTTTGGGGCTGTTGACGTTCATTTCCTTGCCGATCAGGTGGTTCAGCTCCTTCTGCTCTTCCTCGATCACTAAGGTCAGCTTGGCCATAGCTTTCTCTGCGGCTTTGAGGTCGACCCGGACCCCCCGCATTTCGGCCTTGAGAATCGGAACAAACACCCGGCGCTCGAATTCGCAGATGCGCTCAATCCCTTGCTTCTTTATCTCCTCTTCCTGCCATTGCCACAGGCGCATGGTCAAGATCGGGTCCTTAATAGCATAAGGGTGGACCACTTCTGGCGGCGCTCTGTGCAGATTCGGCATTTGGCAATTCCGGGTGGCTCTGCCGCCAAACAACTTGGCCAGCTCCGGGTAGATGTCAATCTTGCCCTCGTTGAGGTACTTTTCGCTCAGGTGGTCGAGGCTGAAGCTGTGCTCGTGCTCGTTGATCAGACAGGCCCGCGTTACGGTGTCATCCATCCTGTCCATGGGCAAATACAGGGAGCTAGACTCGGCCATCTTGAAATCGAAGGAGGCATTGTGACAGATGACGGTGCCAGTGAAACGACTCATTTCGTCGTTAAACCAGTCGATAGCCCCCGGCTCGTGCCTGACGTCATGATAGCAAGCCTCCCCATTGGGCAGGGCGAGACTGAAGCCGAACATGCGATCTGTCGGCCATTTCAGGCCAGTGGCTTCTGTGTCGAACGCTATCTGCGCGGCCTCGCTGAAACGCGGCCACGGGTTCATTTCAATATCTCTATCTTGCGAATTCGTTTAGCGTAGATGTCGCCGTTGAGAACGCCTTTGACGATCAGCGCGGCCTCTATTTTGATGGCCTCTTGGGCCATGGCCATTTGATCAGCGCTATACAGATGTTCGACCCTAGTGGGCACTTGACCTTTAAAGGGGGTCATGAAGACGAAATCTTTTCCATCGCCTATATTAAGATCATTGGCGTAGTAGTAGCGATAAGCTACGGGCTGCATGTTCATTGTTATTGCTCCCCAGCAATCGGGGCCGAAGCATCGCTGCCACGGCCCCGGTTAGACTACTTAAAATGGTATGTCGTCATCCATGTCGCTTAGATCATACTTGGGGGCGGGCCTCGGCTCTGGCTTCTTGCCGTTGAACCCGCCGTCCTTCGGCTCGAACGCCATGGACAGGAACTTAGCTCCGGGATTCTTCGCATTGGGGCCAGCAACTTTGATCCAGCCACTGGCCCAATACTCGGTTCCCTCGATGTTGATTGACCCTTTATAGTCAGGTTGGTTATCCTGAGTCTTCCGGTCGTTCTTGAACATCGTGCCTTTGTTCGTGTTATCGAACCCAGCCATTTTTACAGCTCGGGGCTGGGCGTCGGGGCCGATGCCGCCTCTTCAGCCACGCTGCGGTCAACATCCGCAGCGCCAGCCTTGATCATTTCGTACAGCTCCTTGCCTTTGTCGTACAGCTCCTTGCTGGCGAACCCGGCAACGGTTGCTTTGAAGGACCAGAAATCGCCCTTGTCGCTGGTGGCCTCGATCGCCTCGATCTTGTAGGCTTTGGCGAAACGGTCGACCCCGGCAATCTGAATCAGAGTGTTGAGGTTACGGCTGACCTTGAGCTTGGACTTGGTCATCGAGAATACTGCTTCCTCGATGCCATGTTTGGTCAAGATCATAGCGAAATGTTGATGGCTCTCGACCACTTCGCAATCACTCGGGGTCTGAACCGCTGCCAGAGCCTTGTTGGCCTCTTCAATGGTCTGGAACGCACCAATGAACCCGCCGCCCGCCTTGCGCAGTTTCCAGAGGACGTATTCCTTGCGGAACATGACCGGAATGAAGGTCACTTCCGACCCGTAGATTTCGCCCGTGACGGTGTTGAAGATCTGGCCCTGCTCGGCCCCCGGAATGTAGCCCGGATCGGACTTCTTGATCTGCGGCGACAGGGCTTGGAGGACGTCGATGCGCGGTAGTACCATGTCCTTCATGCTGACTTCTTCGCTGCCCGCATTGCCCTTCTTCAGCCACTCGGGGATTTCAGCCGCGATGCCGTTCACCTGCGTCGCTACTTCCGTTTTCTGTTCTTGCTTAGCCATTTTGATTCTCCGTTCTGGTTGATATTGCGAAATGACCGTCTTTCCGGCCTGTCACCGCATACGCCTTCGGTCCTCGGCATCCTCCGGGTCGTTACTGCGACGCCATCTTGAGTTTTACTCCGTAGAGAATCAAGAAAGCCGCTGGCCACGCCGACCGTTCGGATTTTATACTTTTACGATGCTGGCCCGTAGGAACGGGGTCACCGTAAAGATGTCAGTAGGAAACTCCTGCCCTTGTTGCATGGCCTTCTTGAAAGCCGACTTCAGGGTGCTGGGCTGGACGTAGGGCTGAATCAGGCCATCATAACCATTTTCTTCCAGCCATGCGTAACCGGCCTCTTTATCGACGATGGTGGC